GGCGAGCGCCCTGGATGCAGTGGTGGCAGCGAGCGCCGCCGCCGGGATGGCCGACAGTGTGTTACTGGCACCCGAAATAGTCTTATTTGTCAGTGTAGCTGCTGCTGAGTTCTTTGTGGCATCACTCGTGTTATCTACGTTACCTAGACCTACGTCGCCTCTAACTATGCCTGTTGGGGAGTTGATTACAGGTGATGTAAGAGTCTTGCTGGTGAGCGTCTGAGCTGCTGCGAGTGTAACGACTGCGCTTCCGCCGACTGTGGCATTCGTCGCTGCTAGCGTACCGATGGTAGCTGTGCCGCTCACGCTAAGAGTGGTGACCGTAATGGAAGTAAAAGATGGGTCTTTACCTACGAAGTCTGACAGCACGTTCCACTGGGTGCCGTTCCACTGGAGCAGGATGCCGCCGTGGTTCTCATTGATAACGTAGGTCGCAGAACCGTTAATCTGCTCGCCACCGTTCCCGGTAATGGTAATGAGGTTCGTACTCGCGTCACCTGTGCCGTCCACGATAGAAAACGTCTGCTTTGAAACACCTGCTGGGAGGCTAACCGCTACAGCGCCGGGCGAAGCCATCCTGCAAACTACAGTGAAGTCAGATACAGCGAGCACGGTCACAGGCGAGGCCGTAGCTACACGGATATTCTGTTTAAATACTGTATTGACCGCTGCCCCGGCTGCGAGCGCCTGGAGGTAAGCGGTAAGGTTCGGCCCCCAGCCATTCTCTCCCGCAGCGCTGGGAATCGAATACGTCGCACCGGCAAAAACAACGCTAATGGCCATTGAGCCCTCCTATTATGAGGGTACCCAAGTCGCAGCCTTAGCGACCGAATTCGACCTTTTGTGCTTGTGTGAGGGATTCCGAGGGTTTTGCCGTAGGCGTAGGGCTACTAGCCCGCTGTTCTTCCGAGGGTTGGAAGTTCGTTTGCAGCACCTCCTGTAACGAGGAGCCCAGCATTGGCTGAAGCGTTAGGATGGCTACCATTTTCAGCTTTTTGTAGGGGATAATGTAGTCAGGATCCCGCATCACATCGGTGGCTGCTGACAAGAGTGCCGTTTTCATCATTTCGTGAAGGTTGGGGTACACTTCCGCCAGCGTTTTGACCTGTTCAATCGAAAGACAGCCCATTTCCATGTCAGATATGACCGTCATTGGGTCAGAAACAGTGCGGTAGCGCCTCATAAACGACGCTGATACGAAGTCAGACGCCTTCACGGGCCTAAAAGACGTTGGAAGTGGTGGGATTTTCGCCAGCAGGTACGCATAAGCCTTACCTACCATCTGTGCGAAGGAGATTTTATCCTCGTCGTCAAGGTCAGTCAGCTTCTCAGCCAACCACGAAGCATCAATCTCTCGAGAAAACTCATCACGAAGGGCACTGAGGTCTGTTTTCGGTAGCTCAAGCTTAAGTTTCTCGAAGTCTTGTGTCTCAAGGAAACGCAGCATTCGCTTGCTTACTTCAAAGGGGAATTTGACGGCCCTTGCCTTAGTGGCCTCGGATACCCTCAGTGCGCCCTTCTTCATCAGCGCGGGCAAGCCAATAACGGCAAGCAATGCCGAAGCGTCTTCCATACTCGCCAGCGAGGCGGGGTCAGCATCAAGCATTACTTCCCGTGCGGCTTGTCTCATTGCTTGTCCTTATCTGTTGACTTCTTAACGGCCTGCTTGTCTCTCTCACGTCCTACAGCCCGGATAATCGCCTGCATCACACGCCTGTCTTCGCCTGTGAGCTGGTCAGCCTTGGCGAGTGCTTTGAGGTACATGCGGGGGTTATAGGCGGCGGCAGTGAGGCCAGCCATTAATCCAAGGTCAGAGCCACCACTCGCAGCGGAGGCGATCATGCCTACAAGCGGGGCCAGGGAACGGCCTGTAGAATCGCCCACACCGAGGCGGTTGAACTCCATTACCTTGCGTGCGTTGCCGAGGTTGGGGCTATCGACAAGCTCACGGCCTGCAATCTCTTGCAAGGCATCGCCAAACTCAGCACGCAGTGTCAGTACGCGGTCAAGGTCTTCCACGCGCCCCGCCGAGCCTTTACCGAGTACGAAGGATTCTACAGCAGCGTTTGATATCTCTTTCCCGCCATTACCCGTGGGACGAAACAGCGCCTTCTGTGCAGCCTTGGAGTAGTTCGCAGCCTTCGAGTAAAGAGTGTCAGCCGCTCGTGCTTCAGGAATGGCCTTGAACATCGTTTGTACCTGAGCGTACATCGACTCCATTATGCGCGCTTCAGTCTTGCTGATACCGTCCTTGATACCCTGCTTGGGGTTGCCGCCTACGTACAAGGCTTGCTTGAGGGCATCACGCACATCACGCATAGACTGGGCATTGGGCGCATTGAGAAGACGCTCGCCTGTGGCGTCAGCAATCTCACCCGCAGCCATACGAGCACGGCCCGACAGAATGTCCTGCACTTCTTCGAGCACGGCGGGCACGGCACGCGCTACCTTGGGGTTCATTTTAGAGATGGCAGGCTCGTAGGTTTTGGCGATGGTTTCGCGGAACTTATCAAGCTGCCCGCCCATTTTATCGTCAACACGTTGCAGCATAGACTGACCAATCTGCCCAGCCATCTTGTTAAATTCCTGCACATCATTACCAATCACAGTCATGACTTGCGACTTCACCTTGTCGATGGTGTCCTTGTTCGCAAGCGCCACGACTTGATTACGCACTTCGGGGTGCTTCAGGAGCTTGTAGGCTGACTCAGCCTTGTCGTCGTCAAGCGTGATGGAAAGCACCTTGCGGTACAGCTCGTTCGATACGGAATCCTTCACGCCAGGCAGCAGCTTGCCAGCAGCACCGAAGGCACCACCGAACGCAGCCCCCGCACGGCCGCCCTTGCCCGCATCGCTTATCATCCCACCAGCCGTATTCTCAGTGGAGTCGCCCAAACCCTGAGCAGCCCCTACAACAGCGCCCGCAACGCCAGCCTGAGTTACGCCACGGCCTATCTTAGCGATAGTGCCAGTACCCTTGATGATGCCTGCCGCAGCCCTACCAAGCCCCAATACACCCGACCCCGGCATAACCGCGCTGGAGGCGAAACCGCCTGCCACGTTGCCGCCAATGTAGGACCATGGGTTAGCCTGTTCAGCCGCCTTGAAGTTATCGCGGCTCTCATCGCGCGCCCTGGTATAGTTTTCGACGAGTGAGCCACCCTTTGTTGCTGTGTCAAATAGCCCTTGAGCCGCGCCCACAGCCTCGTCAGCAAAGCCCAATGTTGCACCTTGAGCAGCGCCACGTAGAGCAGAGTCCGTCTTAGTGATCGGGCCTTCAGCTACAGCGGTCTTAGCAGCGAGGTATGTGTCAGGGTTGAACGCACCCGGCGTCGTAGGCGCTGGTGTTGAGGCAGGTACAGGAGTTACTGTCTTCTTTTTCTTCAGGTAATCGTCAGGGTTGAACGTGCTCATTGACCGAGGCTCCTCTTGATTTCAGCGGCGCGGGGGTCGTTGGGGTTCGAGGTAGCCCAGTTCAACGCCGCTTGGTCGTCTACCGAAAGCTTCTGTGGTGCTTCCGCTTCGCCAAGGAAGTAGTTGGCGTCCCCGAAGCGTTCTTTTCCCAGTTGGCGAGCCCGTGTAATCACTGGCTTCGCGTTACGTTCAGACACTGCATACTGAGCGTTTAGCCCGTCCTGAATCGTCCGCATCAGGGCAGGCGAGTAGTCACCTTCCACCTTGTTACGAACCACTTCGCCCGCTTGGTCAATGAGGCTGCGCTTTGACAGGATGTTAATCATCTCAGGCCCGAACGAGCCTTGTTTCATACCTGTGGCAAGGAAGTCAGCCAGTGCTGCGCCCGTGGCCCCTGTCTTAACGAACCCTTTGAAGTTGTCACGAGCTGCACGACGTTCTTTGAATGCCTTGAAGTCAACGTTTGCCTGGATCTCTTCCTGTGCATCCTTCGGCGTAGCGCCGGGTACAGGCTGAGCCTTGACGATTTGCTCTTGTACTTGCGTTGTCTTTGTGGCGCGCAACGACTGCTGCGCCTTCAGCAGTTCGGTGTTTCGCTTCTGCGTGAGGCCCGCTACCACTTGGTTTGTCTGAATCTCAGCAGCAGGTACACCCTGCTTTGCAAGCATAGACTCAGCCTTCTTAAGAGCGGCGTCGTACTTGCCAGCATCTGACAGAGCGAATGCTGCTTCAACGTTGCTCATACCGTTCAGCTTGCTGGCCTTGAGCGCCTGAGCCTCACCCAACGTAGCCTTGAGCTGTTCAAACTGTGACTTCTGGCGTTCGCTATCACGGGTAATTGCGTTGTTGATGACGTCGAGCGCACCATTGCCACCTTTACCCGTCATGCCTGCGCCAAGTCCACCGAGGCCGATAGCAATGGCAGCGAGTACCTTGTCCCCTGTGCTCTGGTCTTCCCAGTAATCTCTGAACTTAAAACTCTTCATCTCTGTGTAGCGGGCGTCAATTTCAGCGTCAGCTTCTTGAGTGGCTTTCTCAATAGCGGAGGCATACTGAACCTTGCGCTGTTCGGAGTCGGTCGCAATCTTATCAGCTGTAGCGGCGCGCTGTTCGTCAATCTGAGCCTTGGCCTCTAGGAGCTTGCCTTCCTGTTGCGCGAGGTCTTGCAGGCGTGCGGTGTCACCATCAAGCGCGGCCTGTGTAGCCTTCTCGCCCGGGTTGGCTACGGGCGCTGACGTTGAGGTCGTTGTGGTCTTAGCGATATCGTACGCGGGCATCACAGGGGCAGGTGCCGCAGCTACCACAGGCGCAGCTGGTTCTGGTTCAGGGGCTGCGGCTGGAGGTGGTGCGTCAGGGTAGACTACAGCCGGGGGTTTCATCCCCGCCAGTTCGGGTGACAAAGGCTTTGCAGCGGGGTTGCCGTTCTCGTCTAATTCTTGGCTCATCAGTTGCATACAGCACCTCCAGCGTCGACTGTGTCGTCGCCAAGCTCAATCCCTTTGACCCACATGCGGTGCGTTGAAGTCACAATGTTATAGACAAGTCCAACGTGCGTATGAGCAGGTACGCTCACATCCCTCGCATACACGGCCTTACCGCCTTCGAAGACCGCATGTGAGCCTGTCATCAGAACTCCGCCAACGTCGTAAAGGCGCTCGTTCACAAGCTGTTTACGGGTACCGAGCACGGCACCACCGCTCACCATGTCGCCTATTTCAATATCTTCAATGGGCGTTGTGCTGCCGTCCATCATGCTGATTGGTGTACCAGCGGGGAAACACATGGCGATTACCTGCGCCACGGTGCCAACGACGTTCCCAAGCATATTCGATTTCTTCTCCGACTCAGCGTTCAGCGTAGCTTGTTCAGAGGTGAATTTAGCTGTTTCGCTGGCTAGCACAGCCTTGAGGGAGTCCTGCTCAAGCCCCATGAACTTCGCAATGCTATCCACCGTCATGCCCTGAGCCTGAAGGGCTGCGGCTTGGTTGGCTACGTCAGCTCGTAGTCTGGCATCAGTAGAGAATCTCGCCATTTCATCAGTAGCCTTGGCATTGAACTGATCAACGTTGATAGTATTAGCTGCCGTGGCCTTCTGTGCGTCGAGTGAAGCACCCTGGTCAGCCGTGAGCCCTTGCAGCAACGTAGACTGGTTAGCCTTCTGTGCCCCTGTGTCCTGCTCCACGTTGAACCGCTGCGTTTGCCCAAACTCACCTTGGTTAGCCAGTGCCGCCTGTTGAATGAGTTGGGCTTGTGCGAGAGCTGCTTGGTCACTTGCTGTCTTATTAACCTGTGCTGCCTGCTGTGCGAGCTGGGCTTGCTGCGAAGCGACTGTAACATCCTGACCACGAGTGGAATCAAGAGCCTGTGTGAGCTGCTGGCGTGCTGCTGTCTGCTCCTGGATACGAAGCTCTGCCGCCCTACCCGCTGCATCAGCCTGAAGGCCAGCGATGTTCTGAGCCGCCATACGTTGGGCCATAGCGGGATTACCGCCACGGGCAGAAGCTGCTTGAGCCATCTGTGAGGCTATAGTCTGCTCATTTGAACGCTTGAGCTGCTGTTCAGCGAGAGACGGTGCCGTGCCGTTAGCCTGACCTTGTAGAGCCTCAATCAAGCCCATTTGACTGGATCTGACTTGCTGGTCTTCACCGCGATTAATCTGGGCTGCGTTCATGCGCTCAAGCTCAGCAATCATAGCAGGGTCAACGGACTGCATCCGTGCTTGTTGTGCCTGAACGGTAGGAAGCTGACCCGCAATACGGTCAGCGACAATTCCATCCTGGCGCATCACGGTGGACGCATTCCCCGGCATGGCAACCTGGACTTGCTGAGAGGTAACGGGGTTTGCAGCGAGTGCTTGAGCCAACCCACCAGCCTTAGTGCCTACTGCGGTTATACCGCCCTGAGCAGTGTCGATGCCACCCGTAGAAGCACGAGTCATCTTGACGTTGGTAGGGTCAAGTGCCTTGAAGAAGCTGTTAACTTTGGCGTCAACCTTGGCTGCAGCGTTACCAACCCGCTCGCCTATACCTTGCCCACCTATTGGGATTTCTGACAGACCCCACGAACCCGCCGCAGCAGCACCACGGGTTACGTTCTTAGTTACCGCTGTGGAGACATTTGAGCCCGAAACCTTACCATTCTTGATATCTTCAAGTGCCGCGCTGGCTGAGCCGGGAGGAGGTTTCGGGGCTGGGGCAGCTTGTACCGCTACAGGAGCTGGAGCCAGTGGCTTAGGGGCTAGAGCCGCAAGCATGGCTTTTTGTTTCGCTTCTTCTTCAGGTGTCATCGGGGTTACCTCCGTTCAGGATGGTGCCCGTGTCGCTTAAGACCGCATGGTTCTGCTGCCGCTCAGCTTATTCATGCCTTGCTTGACACCTGTGACCAGAGTCAACGCGCTGATGTTAAATCCGCCTGTCGCCTGTGCGGAGGGGAAGAAGTCTTCAATTAAGAACTTGATGGCACTGCACTTCTGACGCGCTACCTTGCAATCTAGCTGATACACACCGTTCTCTACCCCGCCGAACGTACCAGACCCGTAAGGCGTCTCAGTACCGTAAGTTGACGATACCGTTACCCCGTCAGGGTTGATGGTGAACGACTCGCGATAGAACGCCTCAAAGTCATATGCAACGCTCACCTTGAGGTGGTGCGCGCCAACGTATTCACCTAGCACCATGGCCTGATACACGCGCTGGTAGCCCTGCAAGCCTGCTGTCTGTATCCAGGACGTCTCTATGCGTGTTTTTACTGGCGTACCGTTATCAGCGTAGCCCGACGTCGATTCCTTCCACACAGCTCCGTCTGAGCGTAGAAAGCAATAGGCATCATTCCAACTGACAGCGGAGACGGCGGCTTGGTTCGTGTACGTTGTCCAAAGCTTGAACAGGTAGTCGTACACAAGCGTGGTGCCTTCAGCCGTCGTGAAGCGCACATGGTTGAACTGAGGCACGAGCACTGCACCTGTTACATCCAGACCGTTGAACGCCTCTACCTTGTCCCCGATGTAGGACACGTTCAGGGCTCGGTCTAACAGGTAAATGCCCTTGGACGACTTGAACGTCACCCCCATTGGGGTTTCAACGATACTCTCAGGCTGACTACAACCCACGTCGGAGCTAACCTGCTGTGGCTGTTGAAAGTCGTTCTGAGCGCCCGTGTCCGTTGGCCCTTGCCCGCTGAGTACAAAGATACCTGTTGGCTTGAACAGCACGAGCTTCTCATCAAGCGAGGCGAGCGCCGTCACACTGCCACCTGATGCATTCACGCTAACCCTCAACAGGTCAGAGAACGCTACACCCTCGTCACTTACAAACTCCTTCGAGAACAGCACGTCGTTAGGGTTCTCAAGGCCAGCGAGGAACAGTCTGTTCTTAAACGCCTTGACCACATTACAGGCCGGTGGGGCAATGTTTTCCAACGTACCGCCTGTCGTGTACAGCAGCGACCTTGCCTGTATAGCCGCGTCCGAGAGCGTGTCAGCAAACCCAATCGTATCAACTGACACGTCGTTGTAGAGCGGAGCCGTGTCGCTGCTCACCTTGTAGAACAGAGTGCCGCCTGCGGTGGTGCGATACACGCTGGCAATCACTTCCGTGCGCGCTGGAGCCTTCTTAGCTGTGTAACGTAATGTGGGGATGGTGAGGTTCACCGCATCAGGACCAAGTACCGTAAAGCTAGCAGGTATGCTCGGTGCGCTGCGGTGTATCTGCCCCTTGGCATCAATCCATTCCCACACTACGACCCACTGATACGTCCCCGACGCGATGCTGCCCGTAGCCCCTGCAGCTGCAGCGGGTGTTTCCGGGAACAAGTGGAAGCCGTGCTCAACGACCGTCTTGCCGTCGTAGCCCTTGAGGAACCCTCCAGGGATATGGAGGTTCTGCCCCAACTGGGCTGATAGCCCTACGTTGGTGGCCTTGTATTGCACTTCGAGGACGTTGATACCCGTCAGTGTGAACGAGTCAACGTTATCCGCAACGATGCGCGTCTTGCGGCTAGCTGCGGTTACAATGGATGTAGGGGTGTCGAACCACACTCCAGGTAACTGACTTGCCTTTGGTGTGTGTCCACCGCTCACTGAAGCAAGCATCTTGGTGTCGATGATTGCTTTGACTTGGACTCCACCCCAGCTAAAACCCCAATCGAAACCCCAACCACCAAGCGTGCGGCTAGCATCGTCAGAGATATTGAACAGCGTGTTTTGAAAGCCTGCCTCGGACTCATATGAAACATTGAGCCGTGTAGCGCCAAGCACGCGGTAAGCCTTGGAGGCAAGACCAGCCGAACGTTGATAGACGTCCACAGTGTTAACTGTGTTACCATCAACAGCCACAAGGGCTCTGCTGACGTAGTGGTCAACGAGCTTCGCAGCCTCGCGTTCGTAGTAAATCTCTAGCGTGTTCAGCGTCGTAAACTCGTTAGTGAATGACACCGCCGTGATATTACGTACACTTGCTGTGGTACTTGAATCCACAACCACGGCAGCCTTGTACGTCGTGAAGTCTTGATAGAACCCCATGGTCTTGACGCCAGCCACAGTGTTGTACCACGCGACATGGAACGTGGAGCTACCGCTAATCGTGACGCCTGCCGTAATGCTCACGCAGCTGTCAGGGTCTTCAGCACTAATGAGCAGTGGCGCAGGCACGCCGTCCACAACAGACCCAGTATGGTTCGACTGAAGGAAGTAAGCCAGCTTCAAGTCATTACCCACGGTGCGGTAGGCTACGAGCATAGTCGAACCAAACACGCACATATCAAATAGGCCGCCGTTGTTAAGGTCGGCTGCCACCACCACTGGGCTTGTGAACTGGTTGGGGTTGTTGATGTCCGCTCGTGCGGCGTACAGCGTCTGGTCAGTGAGGTTATGCCAGAACACGAATACGAATGAGCCTATAGCTATACAACGGGGACGTGCGCCTCCTGTATCCAACGACACGTCGTCAATGAGCGACGCGCCTGAAGCTTGGTCAATCACTGTTGCACGCACACCGCCTCGGCTGTCTTCCCACGCATATACGGCTGTCCCACCAATGAGAGCCATATCCTGACACTCTTGCTGGTAGGAGTTGGCGATAACGGGCCGCGTGCTCACTGACGCCGTAGCCACTGGCCCTTTGTTAGACCACTTACCAGCCTCTAAAGCATATGAATAGAGGGTATTAGCCGTCAGCAAGGCAAGCTCGTTGTTGAACGTTGCCAGCTTCACGCCGTCGCTCAAATCAACCCCACCAATGACCTCTTTCCCAAGAGAATCATAGCCATAACGTTTCCTGATTTCTCCTACTTTGCTAACATATCCATTTTGCAGGGATATTAAAGAGCCTTGCAACTGCTTTGAATCTGTTTTTGTATCAAGGCCGAGCCCCAAAGAGATCGGTACGTTCGTCTTCCCTAGAGCCATCAGACACCCCTAACTGGCACTGCCTGCCCGGCTTGTTCTTCAAGGGCGCGTTTCTGGGCTAGCACCCAGTCCACGCCAAGTCGAAGCTCACACTCTTTCCAATGGGCTATTTCCCTGACGGAGCCTCCCTCAAAGAACAGAACCATCTTGTCCTGGTCTACTACGTAAGAGTGTCCTACGACTGTAAGCGAACGCCAAAACCACTTGCGACGAAACTTAAAGCAATATTTCATCACTTCACCCGGATAATAAAGCGTGCAGAGATATAAGAGGGCCTGATATCGAAGGCGGAACCACTGCCGGCGGAAGTGGTGACGCCTTCATAGTCGGTCACAGCTCCTGTCAGACCCACTGAGCCTGTAGCGGATGGGCCGCCAGTGTTACTTACAAGGTTGCCACTGTTGTCGATTGGTCCGCCCGTGTAGTTGCGATTTACACCGGAGCCAACCGGAATCGGCAGCGGATTAGGTGCGTATGTGTATTGAAAAAGTGAACCGGAATACGTCGATGCTCCGAGTGAGGCGACCGTGCCCACGCCTGTGCCGGTCGTTGACCACGTTGAGAGAGACGAGTTGGGCGATGTGACTGAGTAGTCCGTCGTCACGTTGGCGTCGGTGCGGAACCGTGCGGTCCACTGATGCGAGTGCGAATGGTCGTGTGTGTGTGCAGTCGACGCAAAGCTCGTCGTGCCGGTAAGCGCAAACGAGTTGCCGTGCCCGTGTCCCATGCCGTGGACGTGCGCCGGTAGTTCTGTGCTTGTTAGCGTCTTTGTGTTCGACCCCCCAGCCGTTCCACTTGCTACATTACCCATCAAAAACACGTTGTTGTTGATGTTTGGAATCACTGCGCCATTCATCGGGCTGGTTGCGTCCGCGATTGTCTGGCCAGCGCACTGCACAAAGCCATTAGCGTCGGCGGCCGTGGTTGCTACGCAAGCATACGCGCCCGTCAATCCGGCGAACGTCGGGAGGACTGCACCCAGCGGTACTATTCCACACCCTGTTGTACCGGCGCTAAACGTGTTCGTACCTGTAAAGGAATTGTTTCCAGAATGCGTGTTGTTCCCCGATATCGTAACCTGCTTCGTAATCGTGTTGGGTAGCCCAACTGTGTGCGCCGACGCTGACGAGCTAACCGTCGTCTCACCTGCCGTGCCGAGGATTGAGCGGAACGTGCCGACGCCTGACGAATCGAAACTGAGGACAGAGTTATCTGTCGGGGCCGCTGCGGGCATCACCAGTGTGTAGGCAATCGTGTTTACATCGCTGATAATCTTTACTGCCAGCGCGCCCGCTTGAGGGAAGCCAAGCGAGAGGCCCGAAGCGTAGAGGTCAGCCGCCTCCCCTGCTGCCCTCAGCCAAGAGAAGGTCTTAGTGAGGTTCGAGTAGGTGGCGGTAGCAGCCACGCCAGGCTGACCGAAGTCACCACCGATGGTGCCCAGCGATGAGAAGGACAGACCCGCCCCGGACGTAATTTGTACAGAGTCGCCCTCGTCGTTCACGTAGTACAGGTCACCATTGACCACGTACATGGCGCGAACATCAGCCGCGTTTGAGAAGGTAGCTGATTGGTCACTAAAGCGAACGCTTCGCAACTGGATGGCGTCGCTACCTTGAAAGCTCAGTTCAGTGATGATGTTGAGCCCGGAAGGTGTGACCTTAGAGCCCTTACCGTTGCCGTGATCATGCTCGTCTATGATGGCCATAGCCGCGTTAAGGAGCGTGGCCCACTGAGGGCCCGTTGTGTCCGAGGGTGTGGGAAGAACCAAGCGCATCAGCGGAGTTGTGGTAGTCATTTTGTTTCCTAGAAGAACATAATCGTGACGTCCACCGGGAAGGTGGCGACAAGGTTAATTGTTTTTGTGGGCGCAAGGTTTACACCGGCTGCCTCGTATACATCTGCGGCGGCGTTCTTACGTGTCACAAGCCACCCAGTTATCGGTCGTCCAAGGCCATGGGCCACCGCTAAAGGGGTCGTCGAGAGCGTGGCTGTAGTCGTATTTTGATTGAGCAAAGGCACGGACAGCAATGACTGCAGCGAATCCGACACGGCGTCTTGAACTCGCATTAGCTCGGAGTCTTTGGTGTTAATTCGGCGGAAAGGTGTTGGCACTCACCACCCCCAACCGTCGGACGAGCCACGGGGGCCGATAAGCCGCTCAGGCTCGCCTACGTTGCGCTCTGCCGCCATAGTCTCAATCCGCTTCAAGAGAGCTGCTTTCTGGCGCTCAAGAGCGGAAGTGTCTGACTCTTCTTTCTGCATCATTTTTATAGCCGCATCGACTACAACGTACTCTTCCCAGCCGTTGATACCGTCGAATGCGTCCGTAGTGGCTACCAGCGTAGGCATTCTAGGCACATACCAAACCTGATAGTTACCTACCGCTTGATCTGCTGGAATGAGTTTTACACTCCCGGCTTGAACGCGGTGGCGGATGCGCTGAGCGGCCCGATTTATGATGCGGAGGTCAGCAGTATCATCGTTACGTTGGGCAAAGTTATAGGCGGAAACAGTGAGCCAGCGACCCCCACCCCCGCTAACATCCAGTCCACGAAGCTTGTAGAAGTTGGTAGGCAACGGGATTACGTCCGAGCCAGAAGCTACGGTGTAGACAAAGCTTTCGAGGTAATAATCAACAAAGCGGCTGACAAGGATGTCGTATAGCTCTGCGGCCGAAGCGTTGACGTAGGTGTCTAGTTCGGTATCAGTGATGAACTGGCTACCCTCTTGGTCAGCCCGCTCGCGTGCTCTTGTGCGAAATTCAGCAAGCGTAGTCGCCATAGATAGTCCCTCCTCTCTAGGGTATCCGTGGCGCAAAAAGGCGGGAAGCCTTAGCCCCCCGCCTGAATGTAGGGGTCTTCTTACTTCAGCAGAGTCCCATGAAAGCCTTGAGCGCCTTGGCAAGTCCGGCTGGGTCTTTCGATTCGAAGGCTGCGAGTACATCGTCAGCTGCTGCTTCGAGATCCATTGAGACTTCCTCTTCGGCCTCCTCTTCCATTTCCTCTTCTTTAGGTGCGGTTGGCGCTCCCGCTTCCTTCTTGGGTTTCATCGCAAGTATGGATAGAACAGCCTTCTTTTTGTCAATCATACCAGACCCCCTTAGCGAGCCGTGGTGTTTTTGAGAGTAAGTTCAACGTAGAAACTTGCGCCGTCAGCCAACTCTGCGTCAGCCGAAGTAGCGGGGTCAGCAAACTGAACTAAGATCGCAGGAGAAGCGGCATTGACAGACACTGTACGAACGAGAGGCACGAGGCCCTTTGAAGCGGTATAAGCAGCATCCGCAGCACCCTGCACTACAACGTGAGCTGCAAGCAATTCGACGTAGCGGTCTTGGAGCGCCAGCGTGTATCGGCCTTCTTCACCTGCGGTCTTTGTTACGACGAGACCCGAAGCCTCCTGTGAGGCAACCACGCCTGCCGTGCTAGTTGTCACACGAGCAAAAAGTTTAATGACGCCGCGTTCAAGCGTCCCTTGAAATTGAGAAAAAAGACGGGAAGCCATAATAAATTCCTTTGTATTTAGAAAAAGCCCGCGCCTTCAACACCCCAGAATATCTGGATGGTTCAAGCGCGGGCTTATGAGCCATTACCCGAGGGTGATGACTGCGTTGTAGCCAGGAGCGCGGCAGCCGAGGTTGCCGTAGAATGCCATGCGGACTTCCACGCCGTCAGCCGAAGCCTGCCGCAGCATACGGTTACCATCAGTGTCCGTGATGGAGACAGCCTTGCCGAGCGAGTACAGTTTCCAGGTGTTGAGCTGGAGCATGAACGCGTAGCCACCGGGGCAGTTCTGGTCAGCGAGAACCTTGATCGGGCCTTTAGGGCCGTTGATCACGATTCCACGGAAACCGACTTCAGCAGACACCTTCAGGTCAACGTACTGGACTTTAGAGCCAAGGCTCTTTTCCAGTTCCGCGTACTTCTCGAAGCTCATGATGACGTGGGTTGGCTTGGCTCCCTCGCGAGCAAGGCGGGAAGCAGCGTCCGTCAGTGCCTCCTCGATAGGCTGGTTAGAGCCATCGAAACGGATGCCAGACAAGCGCGTATCAACCGTGCGGTCAACACCGAAGAAGGGCGTAGAGCTAGGTGTGGTAGGAGGCAACCAGTCAAGGAGGCCGCTCATGCGGTTTCCACGGTCGCCTTCAACGAAAATGAAGTCGTTAGCAGCGATGGTGCCGGAAGCACTGTAGGTGCCCGTCAGTTCAAGATTGCCGAGGTCACGGTCAACGCCTTCCACAACCCAGTTAAGGTCAGAGCCGTCCGAAGAACGCTGCGAGCCGCCGGTTTCGGCAGACCAGATAACGAGAACCTGACCCACCGCAAACGAGCAGACATCGGAAGCTCTGGAGAGCTTCACCACGTACGAGCCAGCAGCCTCAGTAGGCTCAACGGAAACCTGACCGATGGAGCCAGACGCCTTGCGGAACATTGCCGAGGCAAGTGAGTTAGACAGGTTGTTGGTGCCACCGTCAATCTCAGTTGTGACTGCCTCCATAAAGGAGTTGGCGTTACCTTCGGAGGCGCGGAGAGTTTCTTCGTCAATGGTGACAATCTGATAGTCACGAACGCGAGTAAGAACGAAGTCAGAGATAGACGTGGACGAAACAGCACCGCGTGTCTGGGCGTTCGAGAAGGTAGCAGAACGGCCTTGAGGATTACCCCAGATAATTGGGATAGGCAGAACCTTACCGCCGAAATCTTCCATCTTGTCAATAAGAGCAAGGAAAGGACGGTCGGCGTAAACGAGGTCAAGTACCGCGTCATTGGTATAGTGTTCTTTAAGTGCGGATTCAAAGCTAGTAAGGTCAAGAGCCATTTGCGAAACTCCAAGCTAATTATTTGTTGAATTTAAGCATCGCGGCAGCACGGCGTTTACTTTCCTCACGGGAAAAGTGTGGCCTCTCTGCTACGGGCGATTGCGATGTCTGGATCCTGTTACTTAGCGTAGTGGCTTTCGCTGGGGCTCTTTCTCGTGTGGCCTCGGGCTCTTGTGGTACCTCTGGGGCCTTTTGGAACTTCTTAGCTTTGAGGATTTTACCAGCCTCTTCTTCGAGGTAGGCTTCGACCTTCTCAAGTGCCTGCTCTGGTGAAAGCATCTCTTGATGTTCGTTCCACCATGCTTCTGTTACGTCCCATGCTAGGTCTGTCTGTCGCATGGTGAACGTCAGCTCGTACTTGTCCTGATTAGCTTCAACTGTCTCAGCAAGTACCTTTTTGCGGGTTTCAATGGCAGCTTGGAGTGCTTCTTCCTGCTCTTTCGCCTGCTTGGCAGTGCGCTCGGCTTCTTCGGAGTCCTTGGCTTCTTTTTCACGCTGCTCTTTAGCAGTGAGTTTTTTCTCAACTACCGCCTCGATGCGCTCCTCTTCGGTAAGCGGCTCGTCTTCTTCGCCATCCTTCAGAATGAAGTCAGTCAGCTCCTCGTAGGTGAGGCCGATAGCCTCAAGGCGTTTGCGGTAGTCTTTTTCATCACGGGCACTGACCACAGGGGCTAGGCGTTCTTCACGCTCTTTAAGCTCCTTCTCTTTTTCGAGAAGGGCGCGCTGGCGTTTGCTCAGTTCAGCAAAACGCTGTCCGAATTTGGGGTCTTTAGGCTCGTCTTTCAGTTCTTCTTTTTTAAGTGGGGCTTCCACAACAGGCGCGGATTCTGGAGGTGGTTCAGCGGGCGCTGCAACCTTCTTAGCCTTTGGCTTGACATCTTCCGCTTGAACTTGTGTGCCAGCAAATTGACCAGAGCCATTTACGAGAACTTCTTCTACTGCCATATCTCCCCCTTAGAAAATTTCTTTCTAAGAGGGCATGGGTGTATCAGCCGGTAGGTAACAGGTCGCTAGTAGGTAAGGCTTCGGGTACTGCTGCCATTGCGGGGGATAGTTCTGGTGGGACCATAGGAGCCATCTCAGGTGCACCCAGTGCCATCATTGGGTCAACTGCCATGCCTGGTATGGCTGACGATTGCAGCGGCTCAGGGGGAGGCGGTAGGGCCTCTGCTATGGCCTTCTGCTTCAGCATGGCATCAGCGTCGTCTATGAAGCGGCGGACAAGCTCTAAGCGGTCTTCGGGTGTGCTCTGCTGCTTCGCACGTAGGTAAACGGACTGGCCAAGCTGCACGCACAAAGCGAGGTTCTGATAGGGTTCAGGCGAGGCGTATTCGCCGTCTTCGACAATCTTTTGAAGGACTGTCATCACGTCCTCGTACGCCGCTGTGGCGAGGTTCACGACGCTTTCAAGGTCTGGGAAGTCAAGAAGCGCCACACCCTCTTCCCTCGAAATAAACTGCCCTTGGATAAGCTCCTGCACGGCCTCCAGGCGACCGGCTGGTAGCGTGGGCAAGATGGACGTAGGAAAGACCCGCATCACGTATTGGTCTTTCTCGATATCAACGTCTTTCCAGGGGATCTCTTCGATGAAACCTTTACCAGCGACCTGGATTTTAACCTTCGGTTCGTCCAGGACGATTTCCTTCATCACGTCGATAGCCAGCTCGGCAGCGTCCATATAGAACTGCTCGTAGCGCTGCCCCGTGAGGATGAAACGCTCTGATTCGATATCTTGGAAGTCCCGCAAAGCGCGCCCCGAGTCGAGGCCAGCGGGCTTCTTCGAGGCGGCAGAAAGTTGGCTGACCCCCACTTGCTCGTAGGCGAAATTCTTCAGCCGTTCGAGGTGCTGATAGGACTCTGCATTCATCGCCTTGGGGGTGTCGAACGTTGGGGCCTGCCCAGTGTAGTTGACGAGGCCGCCAAACGTGTTCATGGCGTCCTTGTTAACACTTGAGCCAGTTTCCAGGAACACCCGGGGGAAAGCAGTGATGTGCATTGCCTGCTGGATGTTCCGCAGAATCTTGTTAATTTCTAGCTGTATGCCTGTGATTTCTTCGGCGATACCTGTGCCAAAGAAGCCTACAACCGGATTGCTCCAGCGAAGGAAACAGAAGGGGAAGTATGGCTTGTCCCATTTCTCTTCGAACAACATCATTTCAGCAATAGATATGCAGTGCCGCCCGTCTGTCGCCTTTGGGCCGCTTTTGAGGTGCCACGACTCAATTACTTGGATGAGGTCGGCAGACATGTTTGAGGCAACGTCAGTACCGCCTGCCTGTGCAGCCTTAATCTTGATGCGCATCTCTTCGTCATCGCCGTACATGGCGACAAGAACATCGCGGGGAATAAATTTACGCTGATGCATCTGCTGGGGCTGGCCATAGAACCCTTCCGAGTCGTCAACGAGGATTTCGTCGGGCAGCACGCGCTCAAATACTACTTCAGCGTCCTGGCGAAACACTTTCATTACACCCGTGCCAAACACACATGCGTCCGCGAAAGAGCGTTGCCCGACCTCATAGACCTTTTGGGCTGCGAATAGGCCGTCCATAAACTTGGTGAGCTTTTTAGCCTTGGCCTGAAGCTTCCAATTGCCACCAGAGGTGAGGAACCGAGGGCGTGGGCGTGCCGATGAGATTTTAGCGGCGGCGGCGTCAATGCAGGACTTGATAATATTAAGGGTAACGCCCTTCGCCTGCCCTATCTGACTGGCGCGGGAGTACAGGCCAACGCCAAGCCCCATCAACTCGCGGTTGGAGTAGAGGCGTGCGTAACGGAGGTTCATTGCGCGCCGAAATGACTGGTCTTTATCAATACGACTAGCAACGGAGAAGGCCGCTTGTCCCACGCTTTCGGTTGGCTCAAGCCACCATTGCGATTTTGCTTGGCGTTCAACGGCTCCACGACCCACGTACTCGGTTCTTACATTTGTCATAATTAGCCTGCTGACCAGTAAAGGAGTTCGTCTTCATCCGGCTGCTCAACAGCGGGGATGCGCGTCTGTGCGTCAGCGGGCGTGTGGGGGCCAGAAGGCTGGAGGGTCAGGCTCAATCCGTCACTCTCGTACGAGGTCACTCGGTGTTCGTTCAGAACCTTCAGCAATGCCGCTAACGCTTCAACGTTCACGAAACCTCCCACCACTCTTGTTTTGCGCGTTGGGCGAGGGCTCGCTCTTGGCGGGCGAAATACTCGTCAACGTTCTGCAATGGCGTGTGTGTCGCCACCTTCACTTTTGGCTTGAACGTGTAGGCAGTTACCTCTCTCCAGGAGTACAGCGCCGCGTCACAGAGGTGGTTAGGTAGGCGTGGGTCTTCCTCTTTCCGGTCATCGTCTGCCCAGACAAGGTTAGTCAGTTCTAGAGCAAGTTTGGTGTCAGCGGCGGGCAGCTTGATACGGCCCTCGAAAAACTCAGCGTTCATAGATTCGATGTGGGCGCGCTTCTCGGTCTTCTTAGCAGGCTGGCAGGGTAAGCCGAGGCGTGTACGGAAGTCCTCAGCGATAGACTTACCGAGGCCCCCCTCGTCAATCACAACCCGATAGGGGCTGTAGCGGTTGACCAGTATAGAGATGTTCTCAGCTATCTGACTAAGCTGCATTTTAGGCTTGCTGTACGCTTCAACGACGTAGGCGTTAGGCGACACTTCCGGGTTGAAGCCGAGCACGACGAATGCAGCGTCATCGCGCCAACCTAAGTCAATACCGCATACGAAGTGTGTCAGCTTGAAATCGGGCAAGCCCACATTCTTGGTGGGGTCGAAGGCATAGACGCGCATGTCGTCACCACGGACCCACTCACCGCAGTACTCACGGCGGAAGGTGGGGTTGTCGTCGGACCACATCTTTTTAGCTTTGTGGCGGTCAAGCCAGCCTTGCGGGTCACCCTTGGCGACGTGAGGGTTGTTGCGGATATCCCACTTGAATGTCTCAAACTCGCCTAGCTGGCCCGTGGACGCCTTGTAAAAGTACCCGGCGCACACTGGCGAGGGCGTTCCAATGAGCAAAAGGCTACCGTCGTGGTCAGCAAAAGCTGGTTCGAGGATTTCTTCCACAAGCTGCTCGACGATGCCCCCACGATAGGAAGCCGCCTCGTCAAGCACTGCGAGATCAACGGGCGTACCACGGAGGTTATCTAGCAGGCCCTCCTGGTTCACCCCGTAGAGGTTGATTGACGCCTCATTAGGAAACGTGACGACTAGCTCGGACTCTGAAAACTCGGCTGGGATCTTATGCTGACGGCAGAGCGCCTTTAGTACCTTCCACGCGATACGTTTAGCCGAGGCGCGGGTGAGAGCGAGGTAGTGGCACACGGCCCCTGGCCTCGAGAGCGCCTTAATAATGAGGGCAGCACAACAGGCGTGGGATTTGCCCGCGCGCCGAGTGGCAAGAATCGCCTTGTGTGAACCGGGCGAAAAAATAGCATCACGCTGATACGGAAGAAGAGAGCGCAGAAGCTCTAACGAAGCCCGATTAGCCGCCACGTAGTGGTCAATGGCAGTGAGGTTAGTCATCATCACGGGCAGGCCGTTCGAGGCGCTTCACGGGCGCGGATGACGTGTTTATGAGGGCAGCGGCAAGTTGGCGTAGTTCGTCCGTGATAGCGTTGGGCGCTTGACCTACGGAGAACACCTGCTGGATTGGCGGCTGGGCTTTTTTGATCGCTTGCTGGCGGAGGTAAAGTTCCCGGCAGGTTTTAAGCATCTCACAGGCGGCTTTGTAGTTGGCAAGTTCGGTGGCATCCAAGAGCTGCTTTTGTGAAGTTTTCGCGGACAATGTTTCAACTATCTGAGCGGCCACCTTTGAGGCGTCATTCAGGTACTCACGAATGTTCGCAGGCTTCGCGCGCTCTTTTCTACCTTCCTTAGCCACGCTTCTTATCCTCCTTCACTTCATCAGTGGACACTTTGGACGAGGGGGTACTAGCGGGGTGGAAGTACGCCACGTTGTGAATAGGAATCACGGTTACGTGTTCACCCGACTTGAGACGAACGAACGGGCCTTCGATCTCAATGGTGAGATCACGAGCCTTATCCACTGCAAAGGTGTTCTCTGCGATGTTCGCATGGCGGACGGTATGGACGAATCTGATGCGATCACACTTCATTTGTTACCTCTGATATGGGTTATAAGACAATTTAAACGGGAGCTTAGGTACTACAAACGTCCAGTGAGTAGCTACAGCTGGGCGACCTGCAACCTCGTAGAGAAGGTTTGCAACCCCGTTACGCCTGAACGGGTATTTTGTATATAAGTAGTGAAGTATATTGTCTTTATAGACAACGTAACCATAAATCGAGGTGGGGTATTCGGGGTCGGACGCCACGATGACACAGGATGTGTCTAAAAGGTCATCAATCAACCGAGCCTGACCAGCGTAGTAAGCATCATTGGAAATATGGCGGGCAAAGTCAGTATCTCTATAGGACTTGAGCCAACTGCTCAAAATAAACGATCTGTCATCGGCTGTCATTTCTCGCAGCGTGGGCTTCATTCTCACCTCTTACCTTTGTGCTCGTGTCGCACGAGGAGGTGGGGTGATATTTCATCGAGCCCTAGGCACTAGGCATCAAGCACTAGACATCAACAAGTAAGAATTAGGTATAGATCTGATCGTAGCCGACGATGAGGGCTGACTAACCACAACCACAACCAT